CGGTTGTTGAGAAAGTGGTTAAAGAAAAACCAAAGCCTAAAGCTAAAGCCAAACCAGTTGCAAAGAAAAAGAAAGTTGCAAAAAAAAAATAAGTGGGTAGAGACTACAAACAAGAATACGAAAACTATCACAGCTCGCCAAAACAAAAAGCTAGGAGAGCAGCTCGAAACAAAGCAAGAGCCGAAATGGTAAAAGCTGGTCGTGCTACAATTGGTGACGGCAAAGATGTAGCTCACTTAGATAACAATCCCTTAAATAACAGTTTAAGAAATCTTAAAATGTTAGACCAAGGGAAAAATAGGTCTTTTGCCAGAACAGCAAAGGCAAAAAGAAAACGTGTTTAATNCACATAATTAATAACCAAGGAGAAAACGATGAAAGTAAAAACTTCCCTAAATATAAAAGGTCAAGGAAGCATNCCANTGTCTCAGCCAAAGAAAGTCAAGGTAGAGGCAATCAAACCCGGCTATGGCAAAGGAAAAAGCAGAGGCAAAGGTGCAGCTTTAAGAGGCAATAACTTTAGTGGCATTTATTAAGTCATGGACAAGTATGATTTTATTCATGCTCTCCGAAGAGATTTAAAAAGCAGAGAGGAGCAAGTTAGCGATATTGTCATGTCTGGTGGGGTAAAAGACATGGAAAATTATCAATTTTTAATGGGAGAAATTTCAGCAATTTCCTATATTCATGATAAGATAAAAGAACACTTACATGACGAGGGAGATATTGTCGATGAATAAGAAAGCTTCAGCTAAAAAAGAAGAAGATTTAATTAACTTAGAAGAGGCTTTTGTCAAAGAAGATGAAAGGGTTTTAGACCCTACTTTGATTGATAAAAGCGTCATCGAAAGAATGCCTCAACCAACTGGTTGGCGTATTTTGGTTTTGCCTTATAAGGGTAAAGGTGTCACCGATGGTGGCATTTTGCTTACTAAGGAAACCATAGAAAAGGAAACCTTAGCGACTGTTGTTGCTTATGTGGTTGCCATGGGTCCAGACTGTTACCAAGATGTTAAAAGATTTAAAGATCAAAGGCATTGGTGCGAGAAAGGACAATGGGTACTCATAGGTAGATATGCAGGCTCAAGGTTTAAATTAGCGGATGATAGCGAGGTCAGAATCATTAATGATGATGAAGTCATTGCTACAATCCTTAACCCTGATGACATCGTTTCAGCATAGGAGAAATATATGATTGACGAAACTAACGAAGACATTCAGGTTCAACTTGATGATACGCAAGAAGCTACCGATTCGGTAGAAGTTGTTGAAGATCAAGATGCCTCCTCTGACTCAGGCAGTGAGGATGAACTTGACAAATACACCCGTGGTGTAAGCAAACGAATTAACAAGCTAAACGAACGAGTTCGTATGGCTGAAGACAGAGCAACCCAAGCTGAAACAAAGTATTACTCACTAGCAAGCGAGTACAACACAGTTAAAAGCAAGGCTACTGCTTTGGATAAAAATTACACGGATGAGTATGAAAGCCGTGTAAAGTCTCAAAGGCAACAAGCAGAAGACTTGTATAAAAAAGCAAGAGAGACCAACGATCCTGATCTTGAGTTAAAAAGCGTTGAGCTGTTAAACAAAGTATCTCTTGAAGAAGAGAGAGTTCGTTTAGCAAAAATGCAACAAGAACAGCAACATTTTCAATCAGAACAAGTTGTACAACAACCTGTTCCAAAAAACCAATCTTCAGTGTATGATAATCCTAAGCCCGACTCTAAAGCGTTGGCTTGGGCGGACCAGAACGATTGGTTCCAAAAGGACAGAGTAAAAACTTACACTGCCATGGGAATTCATGAAGACCTTCAGAACGAAGGTTATGATGGTTCAAGCGAAGAATACTATGAAGAGTTGGACAACAGATTAAAAACGGTCTATCCTGAAATGGATAAACCAAGAGACAGTAAAGAAGCAAACTCATCTGTGCAGAGAGTAGCCTCAGCTTCCACAGGAAGCCGTCAAACAGCACAAGGGAAGAGAAGCGGACTTAGGATTAATTCTAACCATGCTTCTGTTAAAAGCAACTTAAAGCCTTATGGCATGAGTAACCAAGAGTGGCTCAAGCGTGTAGGTAAAGAGATGATTAAAATAGAAGGAGCAAAATGATGGACATAGATGCAATAGACGAAGTAACCCGCACATCTCGTGATGAAGAGCAACACGATAAAACTGCTAGAAGAAAGCCTTGGCAACCTGCAAGGATGTTAGAGACTCCACCCGCACCCGAAGGTTATAAATACCGATGGATTAGGGCAGAGTATGTAGGAGTAGAGGACAGGAACAATGTTTCTGCCCGAATGAGAGAAGGATGGGAGTTTGTCCGACAGGACGAAATGCCTGACTTCCCTTTACCTACAATCGAACATGGACGACATGCAGGTGTCATAAGCGTAGGTGGTTTGATATTGGCTAAAATACCAGCAGAAACTGTCAAAGAACGGAACGAGCATTACAAGAACAGAAACGTTCAACAGAACCAAGCTCTTGATAATACAATGTTCACTGAAGTTCAAGGCAATAACAAGTATGTGAAGTATTCATCCGATAGAAAATCGAATGTATCATTTGGAAAAAAAAGGTAGGTAACTAACATGGCGAATAAAGACGCTTCATTTGGTCTGAAACCTGTAAGAATGATGGGTGGCTCACCCTATTCAGGCGGACAGAGCCGTTATAGAATTGCTGCAAACTACGGAACTTCTATCTTTCAAGGCGACATCGTGAAACAAGTCACGGGCGGAACCATTGAAAGAGCTGCTGCAAGCAGTAGTGTTCCAGTTGTAGGAGTTTTTAATGGCTGTATGTACACAGACCCAACATCATCCGAGCAGATATTTAGCAACTATTATCCTGCAAGCACGAACGCTTCAGACTTAATTGCTTTTATCGTAGACGACCCTGAAACCATATTTGAGGTTCAGGCAGACGACACTTTCCCAGTGGCTGATCTGTTTGGAAACTTTGATATTGTTGACACTAACTCAGGAAGCACCTATACAGGTATTTCTGGACTAGAACTAGATGTCACCACAGGTGCGACTGCAACAACTCTTCCTTTGAAGGCTATTGACATTTCTCAAGACCCTGACAACGAAGATGTATCAAGTGCTAATACTAACGTATTATGCGTAATTCAAAATCATATCTGTGGCGTTAAATCCGCAGGTCTAGCATAAGGTAGGTGACAAATGGCTATAAGTAGATCGCAACTTGCGAAAGAACTAGAACCGGGTCTAAATGCTTTATTTGGACTAGAATATGACGAATACAATAGCGAGTATCAAGAACTCTATTCTGTTGAAGACTCTGAAAGAGCCTTTGAAGAAGAGGTACTAGTTGTTGGATTTGGTGCTGCTCCTGTCAAGGAAGAGGGTGCAGGCGTTAACTTTGATAATGCTTCAGAAGGCTATACTGCAAGATATACACACGAAACTGTGGCTCTTGCTTTTGCATTAACTGAAGAAGCAATCGAAGATAACTTGTATGACCAATTAGGCAGAAGGTATACAAAAGCCTTGGCTCGATCCATGCAACACACTAAAGAAGTAAAAGGTGCTAATGTATTAAACAATGCGTTTGATGCTAATTTCACTATTGGCGATGGTCAAACATTGATTTCTACTGCTCATCCGCTTGCGGGTGGTGGTTCAGCTGCTAACAGAGCAACAACAATGGCTGACTTGAACGAAACTTCTTTGGAAGATAACATAATTGATATCTCAACTTTTGTTGATGACAGAAATCTTACTATTGCAGTAAGACCTGATAAATTGATTGTTCCACCTCAACTCACATTTGTAGCTGATAGGCTATTAAATACTCCGGGTAGAGTAGGAACTTCTGATAACGACATCAACTCAATTAGAAATCAATCATCTGTACCAAACGGTTTTTCAGTTAACCATTACCTCAACGATCCTGACGCATATTTCATTATGACTTCAGTAAACGCTGACGGTGAAGGTTTAAAAATGTTCCAAAGAACAGGAATGGAAACCACAATGGAACCTGAATTCTCAACAGGTAACATTAGATACAGAGCTAGAGAAAGATACTCATTTGGTGTCTCTAACTGGCGTGGTGTTTTCGGATCACAAGGAGCTTAAGTTTCTTAAGAACCATAAAGGGAGCTTCGGCTCCCTTTTTTTGTGTTAAAATTTTGTCATGAGATATTACATAGAAATAGTTATTAAAGCCAAAAGTTTGCTAGAGAGAGCAGGCACGGTTTTCTTAAGCGAGCAAGTAAAGAATGACCAGAACAAAGAAATTTACGGTCACATCTTTAAAGCCTATCAAGAACTAGAAGAAGCCTTAAAAAAACTAACCAAGTAAATCTTGTAGCCTTGGTTGATACAGAGTATAGTTAGTTAAACCGAGATAACTCGTTGCCCCAACTGACTCGGCAGACTTACTCCAAGATGGTGCAACATATTTAGTTAGGAGAACCTTATGGCTAAATCAACTTTTTCAGGTCCAGTCAAATCATTGGCAGGATTTATTTCAGCAGGCGTTAACAGCTCTGTTTCTTTAACCGCAGATACTACTTTAACAGTAGATGCACACGCAGGAAAAATCTTGACGTGTAACGATGCAGACGGTAAATTTACTTTGCCTTCAATTGTTGTTACCACACCAAGCGATCCTACAGACCCTAATCAAGCCAATAATGTTGGAGCTACTTTTACATTTTTTGTAGAAACAGCAGCAACAGACATGGATATTCTAACTGACGGAACAGATAAGTTCGTTGGTGGGGTATATACAGGTGTAGATGATGCAACAGGTAAAACTTTTATCTCAGCAGCATCTAACGATGTTATTACCATGAACGGAACAACCAAAGGTGGATTAGTGGGTAGTATTGTAAAATGTACTGCTATGGCTAGTGCTAAATATGCTGTAGAAGGTATTATTTTAGGTTCAGGAACTTTAGTTACTCCATTCGCTGACGCTTAATTTTAGGAGCTAATTATGGCAGATGCAGTAACTTCAACAACTTTAGTAGATAGTGGCAGACTGGCTGTAATCCAGTTTACTAACACTTCAGATGGCACAGGCGAAGCAGCAGTTACCAAAGTAGATGTTAGTGCCTTAAGTTCAAGTAGTAATGGTCAGGCATGTACGGGCGTAAGGCTTGCAAAAATTGTTTACTCAACCTTTGGTATGAGCGTAAAACTTTTGTGGGATGCAACTACCGACACTATTTGTTGGGACCTTAATTCAGATTACACAACTGACGAAGACTTTACAGAGTTTGGCGGAATAGCAAATACAGCAGGAACTGGTAAAACGGGCGACATTAACCTTACTACAACAGGTGCTAGTAGCGGTGATTCTTACGTCATTGTTCTAACGCTTATTAAAAACTATGGCTAATATTTTATGTAGCAATGTTTCGGCATTGCTACACTTTTAGATATGGCTGAAAAAAAGAAAAGAAAGTCAAACCCCATACCAAAAACAACTAAAGGCAAGGGGGCTAATTATCGCTCTGCAAAAAGTGGGGCGGGAATGACAGCAAAAGGTGT